GCCTGCTGTGCCTGCTGTGCCTGCTGTGCCTGCTGTGCCTGCTGTGCCTGCTGTGCCTGCTGTGCCTGCTGTGCCTGCTGTGCCTGCTGTGCCTGCTGTGCCTGCTGTGCCTGCTGCTGAGGTTCCCTCTTGCGAGGTGTCAGTATTTTCGTTTGGCATTTTACGTCTCCTTGGTTGTGCTACGTTGAAAAACTAGTCTGCTTCAGCCACGGGCGGCTCATCGCGAGCGATGATCGCCAGATTCAATTTCGTCATCTTGACTATTTGTAGGCCGACGAAACGACGCCCGCTTGCAAAGGCGTGATCTCTCTCGTCAGTCCGATATTCGAGGTCGTAGGTCCCCGCAATCTCGTTCACGATGAAGTTCAGTGCACGTTGCTGCTGCGCGGTATTGGCGTCTCCCCGAACAAGGGCTTGAATTGCAGCGACGTCAGCGACCGCATACTTCGCGGGGAGGAAAGGAGGCGGCTGGGTTTTCATAGGGCTCCACTAGGTTGTCCCCTCGGAACGGCTGCGCCACCTTGACCGGTAGCGCCAGCTTCGCCGAGGGTTTTGGCGACATTCGCACCGGACTGCATACCGGCGAGCATGTCTGCTGTCTGCTGTTTTTGCTGCTGCTGCGCGATGATCCCTTGCACATCCGCTTCGCTGCGTGTCCACTTCGCGGGCACACCTACGGACTGGAGTACATCGCGCAGCGCCACGTTGAAGTCGATGATTGCGATGGAGTTTGGTTCCATTTGCACAGTCTGCGCAAGCATGGACTGCGCTTCAAGGAAGCGCTGACCCTTGGCCCGCTCTGCCGCATCGTGCAGTGGCGACTCGAAGGTGAACAGCACTTCGCGCCCACGCAGGCCTTTTGGCAAGTTGTAAGGCGAGCCGAATGTGCCGTTGCGCATCAGCAGGTTAAATGTGTTCTCACAGAGAGGTGCGTTGTAGTCCGTCTCCATCGGCTCGAAGAGGGGCATCGCTTGCCGGATGTATTCCTGCACGCGCTGGCCTACCTCGTAAGCCGTCATCTCGTTGCCGGGTTGAGGCAGCGTGATCTTGTTCAGGAAGAAAGCCTCTGCGATCATGGCTCGCGTATCCTTCAGCATCTCCAAGCCGATAGGCAGGCCTTGCAAGTTCTGCGTAAGTGGCCGGAGGACTTCACCGAGTCTCTCGTCATATTCACCATCCACCCAGGTGATGCCACCCGCAAAGAGTGAGACATCGCCACGAATCGCTTGCTGCGTCGCAATCATCGGGGGCGTCGTCGCCTTCTCCCCCGCCTCAAGCAGTACGCGCGTCATAGCCTGGATCAGGCGGCCATCAGGCAATGCAGCTACTGTCGCCGGTGAGTACGAATACTGTGATCCCGATACGGTCTGCCATCTAGGTATGATATAACCAAGCTCCTGCGCGCCTACCTCTTCCAGAACTTGCTTGTGCTGAGTATCGAAATAGAGCGACACGAATGGTGTATTGAACTTCTTCGCGCCTTGATAGTGCTCCGAAGGGATGACGCAATGCCAGACCTCAATCGTCTCATATGGGCTTTTCGCGGCGAGGTCCTTCGTCTGCTGCGTACAGGTCTTCGGGAACAAGCGCTGTAGATCGACAGCAGCGCACTTCCACTTGCGATACACCGTATCTATCGCGCCATCCTGGCTCTCCCGCCATACGATGTCGCGCAAATGCCAGCAACGATACAGTAGTCCGTCGCCGTTGCGGTTGAGTGAGGTCTGAAGCGCGCACTGACCAAAGGCAGCGAAGTCGTGATCGCCTTCCTTCGTCGCCCGTGAAAATTGGCTGCGTTTGTCGAACATCGCGCGGCGCATGATGCCTTCGGCCCATTCGAGCCACGCGCGACTTTCGGAGTCTACCTTATCCCAATCGGACAGGCGCATGTGGAACCAATTCAAGCTGGTAGGCCGGAGCATCGTACTGAAGGCATTCCCAAGATCGCGACGCGCGAGCACCGGATAACTGGTCATCAGATTGCGCGCGAACTCAGCGCCAAGGTTGCGGATGCAGGTAAAGTCAGCCCGCTCAGGGTAGAAGTTATCGGCTATCGTCTGCCACAGCGACATCAGCTGATACCTGTCGCTAAACAACTTGTCGCCCTGTTGCTGCAAGAATTCTGTGTTGTCCACGTTTAACCCCCTCCGAGGGTTCTACCCGTGTAGGCCACGCTCGACGGTTTGCGATTCTGTCCGAGGATCGTGGTATCAAGGACGCTTCGGCCCATCAGCCGAAGGAGTTCGGGCTGTTGTGCTTGGGCTACTCGGATGCCTTCCTGCTCTGCTCGCTGCGCTTGGGCGACTTCCCTCGCCTTTATCGCGTCCAGAACTGGATTAGACTCTCCTGACAATACCCCTGTACCAACTCTTGACAGCCCGAGAAAACTACCTGCTGGCTTGCCTACAATCCCCATGATGCTGCTTGCGGGTTCACCCACCGCCCCGCGAGTAAGTGCATTTGCCGCCTTAGCTATACCAGAGCCACACATCTTATCCCCCTAACGCCTTGCCGCCGGGGGTTTGCGACAGTATCGTGGAAGATCGCCCGCCAAGTGCCATCATCTTCGCGACACTCTTCTGGCGTTCCCTGGCTATCGCAGCCGAGTCCATGACGGGCATTACCGGCGTAGGTTTTAGAGGAGGAACCTCTGGGGCTGCGCCTCCTCCACCGAAAAGCTTACCTCCGAGAATTCCCATAGGCGCGTATTTAGCTATCGCTGCGGTATTACACATTTACTTCACCTCTTTCTTTGAGGAAAAGCCTGTGACTGTATAGCCCATGCTTTCGTAAAGACGACGAGTGCGATCCATCTCGACTCCCGTAGACTGGCTCATGTGAATCTCTTTTGCGCCTTGTTCCTTCGCCCAATGCTCAAAGGCCTGGATGAGACGCGGGGCCGCTGAACCCCCGCGCTTTCGCTGGAGGATGAACAACCCGAGATCGCATGCGATCAAGTCATCACCAAAGAACTGCTCAGTGATGATACCGATGATTCCACCGTAGTAGCCCTCCTCGCCCTTGACGAGCGCGCAGTACACGCTAGGACTCGATAACAACGCCTCCAGCTTCGCTGCGTTCCAGCTGCTATCCCTGAAGGAACTCTCCGCGGCCATCTCCTTTGCCAAGCTATTGACAACATCGAAAAGCTCTGGGCGGTATACTTCAAGCATCGTCAGCCTCCTATCTCAGAGAATACTCTTCCGCTTGTCAGATAACTAGCGAGTCTCGGGATAGCCGAGTAAGACTTGCGGGCGACGACTGCGCGGGTGATTCTTCCATCCGCCTTGTACGTTGGCCTGCTTCAGCCCGTCGTACCAAGCCATCACCACAGCATCCCCCCGGTTCGTCGAACGGCCCAAGCGTTTCACAACATCGACCTTCGGCTCAATCGCGATCCCGCGGGAGGTCTTCTCATAGTGCGGCGCGCAGAGATCGGCCACGAGTGTCGGGTCTTGCGGGAGCATGATGGGCGATCCGCCTTCTTGCGTTGGGTCCAACGCCTCGCGGAACTGCCAGTACGCCGCAGAACGCACATTCACGAAGCTGAAATTCCCCACTGCCGACTTGCGCGTGGTTGCCTTCACACCCATGTATGCCTTTGCGTCGATCCCGTTCGCGACGAGATGGCCGTAGCACTCAGCACCCCAGCCTCCGCCAACGTCAACAATCACCTTCGCGCTCCCGCGGCGGTGCTTGAACACCAGGCCCGCTGCGGTAATACCGTCCGGTGTCTCCACTCCAGGCACTTCGATTATCGGCGCGTACCACCCGTCGTAACGAGGAGCCAGCGCTGTAGTATCCTTGCCCCCCTGCGCAATATCTTGTCCAATCGCACACATCGGTACACCCACTGGCGGCTGAGGTGTCCAGCGTTCTTGTGCTGCGCGTATCCACGCAGTAGGGATCGCTTGGAATGCGTCGTCCTGCAAGGCCACATCGAATCGCCCATCGCGATACGCGAGCCGCAATTCCTCGGGCAGACTCGACAAGACGTTGCGATAGTCCGTTGCTGCGAGATCGGGATTGTCCGCTAGCGTCGCGGGGATGAACGTGCGAGAACGCGCGAATACCGGCAGCGTTTCGCCCGGTACGGTGTGTGGACCCGGCCCCTCTACTTCCGTGTCCTTGCCTTCTATCGTTGTATACCATCTGAGTTCTCCTGGCTTGGCTGGGCGCGGATGCTGGGGATCGAGCCACGCGGCAAAACGCTTGACGATCCACAAGCCTTCGGGGCGTGTCGGTGGGTTTCCGGCGCATACCACGCGGCAGCGCTGCGTCGGATCAGCTGACCGATTCCAGCCATTGATGAATAGATACTGAGATTCCGAGAAGTCGGACACCTCGTTCCATCCGATGAAGTCGTGCGGGTTTCCTTTATACTTCTGCTTGTCTTCTTCCAGCTGGCATCCGCCAAGGTCCACAGTCCGCCCGCTAGGAAGTCTCCAGATGCCTGTCTGACTGCTCCAGCCATCTCGGCTACCAAGGATGTCACCCATGCGTTCGACGAGGCCCTGCACCTCTTTGTTTGTGCGGCGCAGGATCAGCGAACGCTTGTGCGCAGTCGCAGCCAAACCCAGCACCACGTCGGTCTTCCCGCCGCCCGCCTGCCCACCGTAGAAAAGCTCGTCCGCCTCGCAGAAGAAGGCATCCGATTGCGGTCCGGGGTTAGGTATCCACGCCTTATCGCGCGTCACCCGCAGCACTTCGGACTCCAAACCCGCTAGTTTATCCTGCGGGAGCTGGGCGATGAGCTTCAGGAAGTCGTCGAGCGTTTCGGACATGGCTGCCTTCTGATGAAAAAAGAGGGGCCGCAGCCCTCTAAAGTTACAGCGAGGAAACCTTAAACACGGTCTACACCATAGTAGACGTAGTCTGCGTCCACTGTTGCGGAGCCTGCGGCGCGAGTGAAGGCGGCGATCACTGGAGTCAGCGGGGTCGTAGCTGTCACCGAGTTTTGCTGGATCACGTTACCCACCGACTTACCGTTGATGAAGAATGTCGCATTGCCCGACTTGTCCACTTCGACGCGCAGCTGAATCCACGTCGCGGCCAC